GGACGCTCAAGCGGCTGATCATCAACATGCCCCCGCGGCACACGAAGTCCGAGTTTGCTTCGTACTTACTGCCCGCGTTCGTGATGGGGCACAAGCCGGACACGAAGATTATTGAGGCCACGCACACCGGCGAGCTGGCCGTGAGATTCGGCCGCAAGGTCCGTAACCTCATGGATATGGACCGCTACAAGGAGTTATTCCCTGACGTGTCGTTGCAGGCCGACAGTAAGGCGGCCGGTCGCTGGGATACCAACAAGGGCGGCGAATACTTCGCGGTCGGTGTCGGCGGCGCGATGACCGGGCGTGGCGCAAACCTTTTGATCATCGACGATCCCCATTCCGAGCAGGATGCTTTGTCGGAGCTGGCCCTGGACAACGCTTGGGAGTGGTACACCTCTGGCCCTCGCTCTCGTCTGCAGCCTGGCGGCTCGGTGATCATTGTGATGACCCGCTGGGGCACGAAGGATCTGACGGCTCGTCTGCTCAAGCAGCAGAGCAGTCCGAAGGCGGACCAGTGGGAGATCATTGAGTTCCCGGCCATCCTGCCCTCGGGCAAGCCTTTGTGGCCCGGGTTCTGGAAGATCGAGGAGTTGAATGCTGTCAAGGCGTCGTTGTCGGTCCAGAAGTGGAACGCGATGTACCAGCAGCAGCCGACCAACGACGAGGGCGCGATCCTCAAGCGCGAGTGGTGGCGCATTTGGAAGTACGACGATCCGCCGCCCTGTGAGTACTTGATCCAGTCGTATGACACGGCGTACTCCAAGAAGGAGACGGCGGACTACTCTGTGATCACAACCTGGGGCGTTTTCTACCCGGACTCTGACTCGGGGCCCAACATCATCCTGTTGGGGGTCAAGCGTGGGCGGTGGGATTTCCCGGAGCTCAAGCGCATTGCCAAGGAGGAGTACCGGCACTGGAATCCTGACAACGTGCTGATTGAGGCGAAGGCTACCGGAACGGTCCTCCAGCAGGAGATGCGTCGGATGGGGATTCCTGTGACGATGTACTCGCCGGGTGGCCGCAAGACGGGGACGGACAAGATCAGCCGGGCGAACTCTGTGGCGCCGATGTTTGAGTCGGGGATGGTCTGGGCCCCGGACCTCGAATGGGCACAGGAGTTAATTGAGGAGTGTGCGGCATTCCCAAATGGCGACAACGATGATATGGTTGACTCTACGACGCAGGCGATGATGCGGTTTCGTCAAGGCAACTTTGTTCGCCTGCACACTGACGAAGAGGACGACCGCGAGCCGCGAGCCTTGGGACCTGTTGAGTACTACTGATGGCCACTAAAGCTGCGAAGCAGGAATACAAGCGGGAGCGTTTGCTTGAGATGATTGAGCAGCGTGCCCGGGCCGCGGACCTTGATCCGCAAGTTGTTATTCGTGTAGCGGAGTTGGAGAGCAGTTTGCGTCCGTCGGCGAGGAATCGTCGCTCGACGGCTACGGGTTTATTTCAATTGACAGATGCGCGTCGGCGTGAGTTGGGGTTGCCGCCGAAGAAGGTTTTGTCGGTTGAGGAGGATATTGAGTACGGGGTGCGGTCCTTGGCCGAGGCGCGCGATTATTTGAAGAATAGGCTTGGGCGGGAGCCTGAGCCGTTTGAGTTGTATGCGGCGCATTTCTCTGGGCCCAAGAGGAGTGTGGATGTTTTGTCTGCTGCGGACGAGACGCCTGTGGACAGGATTTACTCCCGGGTCGCGATGCGTTCTAACCCGGAGCTGAGGGGTTTGACTGCTGGCCAGGTGCGTGGTCGGTGGCAGGAGAGGTTTGGGGATGTGGGCAGGAGGCCTGCTCCTGTGCCGAAGAAGGAGTTTGTGCCTGGGCCGCCGTTGACGTTGCCGGAGATGGAGCGGGAGGCGGCGCTGCAGTTGTTTGCGCAGGCGCCTGTGCAGGAGCCCACGGCGATGGAGCCGGTGATGATGGCCAGTGGCGGGTTGGTGGGCGAGAGTGAGGAGATCACTCGGTTGATTGGGATGGCGCGGTCGGATGCTGACTACCGCCGGATCAACGAGATGCTCAGTGGAGCGCGGCCCGCGGCTCAGTTCAACGAGGGCGGCGAGGCCAAGTCAGAAAAGTCGGCCAGGGAGATGTTGGCCGAGATGGAGCCCACGGCTGAGGAGCTGGAGCGGGCGAGCAAGGCGGCGTTTGGCGTAGTGCCCAGTTCGGGCAAGGGGCGCAAGGCTGGGGCGGTGACGCGGGCGTTGCAGTCTGGGGAGGCCCAGAAGGAGGCGGCCAAGGGAGCGACCTTGTTGCCGCAGAACGTCGTGGGCTTCCCTGTGGACGTGGCGGCGATGCTGATGCGGCCGCTGGGGTACAACGTCGAGAGGCCTGTAGGCGGCAGTGACTGGCTGAAGGAAAAGTCGCGTCAAGCGGGGTTGGCGTTCCCGGAGCCGACGGACCCGACGCTCAGGGCGTTTTACACGGCCGGCGACATTGCCAGCAATCTTGTGAACCCGGCGGGTGCGACGCGGACCGCGGTCAAGGGTGCGGAGAAGACCGGGCAGGCGGCCAAGGCGCTGGCGGAGATAGCAACGCGGCCCGTGGAGCGCGACCCGATGCTCAGTGGCCGCATGGGCTCGCAGCGCGGAGCGGTCAAGGTAAAGGGCGGGAACTGGATACCGGGCAACATTAAGTATTCAACGGCGGAGCTCAGGCCTTTGGGGGATTCTGAGGACGCAGAGCTCCTTGCAAGGGCTACTCCTCAAGAGAAGGCGATCACGGACTGGATTGACAAAAAGCTCAATCGGTACATCCGTGACGAGATGGGCACGCCGGAGGATCCTGTGCGAGAGCTTGCAGAGCGCGGCATCTTGCACGTGGATCCTGCGGTCATACAAGCGTCTTTGCTTGCGCCTGAGTTGGCAGAAACCAGGGCACTTGAGCATGGGCACAAGCTGTATGGAAAGTCTGACGCCGCGAAGATGTGGGAAGCGATGGCGGACCAGGTTCTTTCTGTGCCAACCGCAAGTGAGCTTCGCAATCCTTCTGCGTCAGGCTGGTTAAACAGGCAACAAAAAACAAACATTGAGTTGGCGTTTGAGAAGGACCCGTATCTAAGCAAGCTGCCCGATGAAGCGCGTGTAGCGTATGTCAACGATCCGGTGGACTTCAACACCAACTTGGGGTTTGACCATTTGATCGATGTGTTGAACCAGGAAATGGCGGCGGGGCGCCTGACCCCTGAGCAGCTTGGCAGGATGAGCATGAAAGATGCGGTGCAGCGCGCGCATCAGCACAATTTAGAAGCGGCCAAGCGGATGGCGGACACAAACGCAACGCTTCGTGCTGACCTGCCAGTGTTCAAGGACTATGGGGACAAGGGGTTCCGTTGGGTAGAGCTGAACAAGCCGGGGGCGTTTGCGTCGGAGTCTGACGCCATGGGCCATTCCGTTCGCGGATATGAGCCGCCCAAAGGGCACCCGGACTGGGTGGAGGCATCCAAGGATTCAGGATACTCTAACTACGGTTTAGGCGGCTGGGAGGCAATCAAGTCGGGCAAGGTGAAAATCTACTCGCTGGAGGATGCCAAGGGAAATCCGCACGCCACGATTGAGGTAGGAAACGTAGGCCACCCGATTGGGTACAACTATGTTAATCAAAACTTTTTGCTGGTAAACGGCAGACAAGGGCAAAAATACGTCCCGTTTCCTGCAAAGTTTGAGTACCGCACACCTATTGAGGGGATGGGCGATTGGGGTGACGCAGGGGTAAAGCGGCCGTTGACTGCTGAGGAACAAGCAAAAATTTATGCACGTGCGCGGGCGGTGTATGCAGACGCCGCATCAGCGCACTTGACCAGGCCGGTAACTAATTTCTTGGACCAAGGCTTGCCTCCCGTCATGGATGCTTTCCAACAGGCAGCGGACGAGGTGCTGGGCCCTGCCGGTTTTTACATCAGGCAAATCAAAGGCAAGCAAAACGTGCCTCCGGACAAGAAGTACCTGCCATATGTTCAGGACTTCGTTAAGAGTCAGCCATGGGCAGAGGTCCGGGACTTTAACAACACGGGCCTGGTAAAGGTTGACCCTAGCAGCGATCTTGCAAAGGCGCTTTCTGCCCAAAACAAGCCGGTGCCTAAGTTTGTCACGCAAGAGGAACTGTCAGGTTTGTTGAAAGAAGCTAACCTGCCAGAGGGGATGTTTAACGAAGGCCGGATGAACTACAACAAAGGCGGGGAAGTTTCTGCCCCTAGCGCCAAGGACGACCTTAATGAGTTTTTGGAAAAGCTGGTAGCAAACAGGGTAAGAGGCGCGGCGGAAAGCCCGCAGTATGGCGAGCTGGTGGAGTTTTTAGCAGACCGCCGTAGCATGCCGCCCATTAAGTACAAGCCCGGTATTCGAGGCGAGTTTGAAAGCAACACTGTTTTTGGAAGCACGTTACCGCGTACGGGAGTCATTAATGTGGGGATGCAATCGGACCCCAACACAATTGTCCATGAGCTCACCCATGCGGCGGACAAGCAGATTACGCAGCAGTACTACGAGACACGGCGCAAGAAAAACCCCAGCGACATAGAAAAACAGTTTGTGCGGGCGTTTGAGAAGCTGGTGTTTACGCCGGACAAGCCCCATAGTGACCCCGCCAGGAATCGACGGACCGCAATGGCCTTTAAGTTGGACCCGGCATGGGCGGTGGAACAGCGGGAATATCGCAGTAACCCGGACGAGTTAGTCGCGTTTGGCATGGGCAGCACACTCAGGTCTAATACCCACATCAACCCCGCCCCGTTGCACGTAGATCCCACGATGGCCACGGAATTTTCTACGCTGCTTGACCTTGCCAAGCGGTTGCAAAAGTCTAAGCCCATCAAGGACAAGAGGTAAGGATAGAACATGCCTATTGAAAAGAACGTCAGGATTGACGACCTGCCTGCGGGCGATGTGGCCATCGAGGTAGAAGAGAACCTGCCTGACATCAGCGTCGAGTTTGACGCCAAGACGGGCGAGGTGGTGGTCGGCATCGGGCCGGAGGAGGACGACAAGGTTCCCTTCGACAGCAACCTTGCTGAGGTCGTCGATCCGTCAGTCTTGCAGAGCATGTCCGCGGAGCTGATGGCGCTGTTCGAGGCTGACAAGTCTTCGCGCAAGCAGTGGGAAGACCAGTACGGCAAGGGCCTGAAGCTGTTGGGCTTCTCGTTTGAGGAACGCACCAAGCCCTTCAAGGGCGCGTGCCCCGTTCAGCATCCCTTGCTGACCGAGAGCGTGGTGCAGTTCCAGGCGCAGGCGTTGAAGGAGCTCATGCCCGCGGGCGGCCCTGTGCGCACGCAGGTCCTGGGCAAGGAGACGCGTGAGAAGTTGATGCAGGCCGAGCGCGTGCGTGACTTCATGAACTACCAAATCACCACGGTGATGGAGGAGTACACGCCGGACTTCGACCAGCTGCTGTTCTACGTGGGCTATGGCGGCTCGGCTTTCCGCAAGGTGTACTACTGCGAGGACAAGGGCCGCATGACGAGCGCCTTGATCCTGCCGGAAGATCTGTACATCCCGTACAACGGTTCAAGCGTCATGAGCGAATGCGCGCGGATCACGCACCGCGTGACGATGCCCGTGAATGCCTACCGGCGCGCCGTGGTCCGCGGTCAGTACTTGGATACCGCCCAGGCGCAGGCCGTGGCTGAGACAAGCCAGAACGTGATCCAGAAGGAGCAGGACCGCGTGGTGGGCATCGTGCCCACGGGCGGGGATGACGAAGAGATCGTGCTGTTGGAGTTCCAGGTTGACTACGACCTGCCGGGCTTTGAGCACAAGGAAGACGGCGAGGCCACGGGCATCAAGCTGCCGTACATCGTGACTATCGATGAGGTCACGAACCACGTGGTGGGCATCCGCCGCAACTGGAAGCAGGGTGACGAGCTGTATCGTCGCAAGCAGTACTACGTGCATTACCTGCTGGTCCAGGGCCCCGGTGCGTATGGCTTGGGCTTCCTGCATCTGGTCGGTGGCTTGAGCAAGACCTCGTCGGCCGCGCTGCAGCAGTTGATCGACGCGGGCACGTTGGCGAACCTGCCAGCTGGCTTCAAGGCCAAGGGCGCGCGGATCATGAACGACGACATGCCGCTGCAGCCTGGTGAGTTCCGGGACATTGATACGGGCGGCGCGGAGATCAATGCGTCGTTGCTGCCGCTGCCGTACAAGGAGCCGAGCCAGACGCTGTTCGCGC